GTGCCGATCCAAATATTCAAGATAAAGAAGGTGTCACCGCATTGCTGGAGGCTGCGCGCCATGATAATCGTGCTGTTATTAAACTTTTGATTGAATCTGGTGCTGACCCAACTATAAAAGCTAACGATGGAAAAGCACCTATTGGATATCCAGTGGTTCAAAAAATATATCCCGAATATATTGTATCCAAAGTTAAGAAATTACATGCTAAACAACGTTTAGCATTTGCCACTATTTTGATTGACCCAAAACATGATGACAAACCCGAGGAAGTCATCCTCGGCATCCTCAAAGCACTTGAGATTCCTGGTGTAGTAAACAAACCTCTTTTAGATAAAACTAATGAATTATTAAAAAGGTCATTACAACAAGAATTGAGTAAAGAAATTGAGAAATCACTTAAAAAGAAATTCTCTGGTGAGAAACTAGATGATATGATTGAGTTTTACAGGGAACAACTCCGTAAACCTGGCTTACCAAAGAATATACGTAAAGCATATAAAAAACAGAAAAGAACTAGGAAAAATAAAATGGGTGTTACGTTAGGATCAAGTGATATGAGTTCCATATCTAAATCTAAATCTAAATCTGAATCCAAATCCAAGTATAAATCTCCCAAATCAAAGACCACTAAAAGTCAATCTAAACACACAAGAAAATCTAAACAATATTGTCCACCTGAGAAAGTGCAAGAATGTGTAAGTCAAGGGAAAGTATGTAATGAATTTACTGGGCGGTGTATGAATTCTCCAAGTGACCATTTTGGGTTAACTAAGATGTTCAAGGATCCACCAGGATATCATGGATCAAAGAAAAAAAAATATAGAAAGAAATCTAAAAAGATATCCAAAATGAGATCAAGATAATTCTCTAGCAGAAGGATCTTTTACATCAGACCAATTAGGTAACCAATAATGTGGTATTATATCACCTTTACCTGGATAATGACTTTCAAATATTTTTCTATACCAATAACTTTCTTTATTCAAAGGAGGATTCTTCTTGAATTTATCTTTATTTTCATTAAATTCATTATCTGTAATAATTAGATCAACATATTCTTGAATAATTTTATGCCATGATCTAGTTTCAGAAGAACATCCATCTGAAAATGCTTCTTTTGGTCTCCATAATACTTTTTCTGGTATAATATTTTCTTTCTCAAATGCTTTCCTCAATAAATATTTCTCAATTTTTGTTGTATTATACATTTTTAATTTAGGATCAATTGACATATAAAATTCAACAAATTCTTTATCCAAAAAAGGAGTTCTTGCTTCTAATGACCATTTACTTGATACTGATCTATCAGACCTCAACACATCATAATATTTAATTTCATCTAATAATTTTAAACATTCATTATGAAATTCATCTTTATTAGGTGCGTTTCTTAAATAATAATATCCGGATTGTTCATCACTACCATCACCATTAAATAATACAACAATATCTGTATTTTCTTTAATATATTTAGCAACTAAAAAATTACCCACACTTGCTCTGACTGTTGTTATATCATATGATTCAATATTATAAATTACTTCTGGTATTGCTGATAAAAACTCTTTTTCTGTACATTCAATTGTTTGATGTTCAGAACCAATATAATCAGATACAGATTTAGCATAATCTAAATCTGTTGCTCCTTTCATACCTATTGAAAATGTTTTTAGTTTATTTTTAATATTCAGTTCTTTATATATTTTACATATTATTCCAGATATTAAACTACTATCTAATCCTCCTGATAATAAAGAACCAACAGGTCTATCAGATAATAATCTTTTTTTAACTGCTTTTGTTAATTTGTTTTTGATGCAATTTAGAATGAATTCTTCACTTCTTAAAGGATCAATTTTATAATTATTATTATAATATTTTTTAATCATAAAAATATCATTTTTTTTATATTCTAAATATGAACCATGATTAAATTGATCTACTACTGTACATTTATCTGATATCGATTTTAATTCTGATGATATAAATAGTTCTTTTTCTTCATTATTTCCCATAAATAATGGTCTTACACCATACGGATCGCGCGCCGCGAATAATTTATCAGTATTTTTATCATATAATACAAATGAGAATACACCATCTAATAATTGACAGGTTTTTTCTATACCACATAATTTATATAAATGAATGATTACTTCACAGTCTGAACCTGATATTGTTTTAATATCATATTCTTTTTTTAAATTTTTATGATTATAAATTTCTCCATTACAAATTAAATAAATATTATCAATAATAAATGGTTGCATACCGTTGTCCGATAAATCATTAATTGCTAATCTATGGAAAACAAATATTTTATTATCAAAATCTATAATTTTGGATTTATCTGGACCTCTGCACGTAATTTTATTGTAATCCAATAATAAATTTTCAAACTTATATTTATCCCCCATATAAAAAAATATACCACACATATTAATATTAATATTAATATATATTAATCTTTAATTAGTAAATGTGTTCAAAATCAAACATTCTAATTTATCCATGAGAGATGTTGCTTCATTAAAGTATGTATTATTATTTAATAAATATAATTTTTCTTTTAATGATATTTGTGTAAAACCTTCACACATTCCCTGGTCATTACATCCAGTTGATTCGCTAGGACATACGCCATCATTTGCACATTCTATATTTGCTTGTTTATTTTCACCAGGTATATCTATTTGATTTGAAGTTTTTTGTTCTTTTTTACTTAAATCTTGTATTTCTTCACGGAGAGATTGTATTTCTTGTTCTAATTCACTGTATTTTTTAAAATCTTCACCTGATACACCAGATGGTTCATGTGGTCCGGGTGATGGTGATGGTGATGGTTGTGGTGATGGTGATGGTGGTTTTTCTTTAAATTCAAAATTTTTTGTCATAAAATTAGATAAAGAAGGTGAGCAGGCTGATGGGGAAGTAATCGTAATATTACTATCGGTTGATGTTAAACTACCATTTGTGAACTTTGAAAAATCATCATAAGAACAATTAGAGGATTCTAAACTGTAGTATTTAGTACATCCACTAAGCCCGTCGGTACAACCTTTCTTTTGACACACCGTCCTATTAGGTAAAGGACAATCACTATAAATATTTTTAATTTGTCTGTAAATAAAATATGTTAAGAATATAACGGCTAATATATTAAATATATTTATTATTTCATCAATTTCACTTAATGTAGGAATAATAGATTCATGATTATTATTAATTATATAATATTGAAATAATAATGCAAATATAATAATAACATATGTAATTAGTATTTTGTATGATAATCTTATATTTATATCAAAATCATTTTTTGAATTATATAATGTAACTTTATCTAATAATATAAATAATATAATTATTAATATAAATAATGTTACTAAATATCCTGTAAATTTATATACTTTTGGACCAAATATATCTGTCTTGTCCTCCATTTTAAAGAGTTTAGCGACTTGTGAATTTTTAGGGGAGCTACTTTTTTTGTTTTTTTGACTGCTTTTATTATTTTTAGAATTTCTAACTAAATTTAGTACGGCTTGCGTAGTATTATCTTTTTTTGCTCCACTGGTGCCTTTAGAGGCAAGAATATTACCTGTAAATTTATTTACAACACCTTCACCTAGACCAGAAACACCTTCACTAAGACCAGATATAACACTTTTTAAAAAGCTCATATATATATATATAATATAATATTATTATTTATTAGTATATTTTAATTTTGATAATATTTTATCATTTATATCTTTTTTACAATCTTCTGAAATTTTCACCTTATTATTTGGACTAATATCGACTTTACCATTTAAATCATGAGATAATAATATTTTATTATTTTTAGATACGCCTTTTATAGTCTCTTCATCAACAACTTCACATTTTAAAAACGGGGGCTTCGTGCAAAAAGTAAGTGAACCGGATGAACATTGTTCAGAAGGGATTTTTTCTTTTGCTTTTTCAGGACTCATACATGGACTTGGTACTAATGGATAGGTACATTTTTTATCAGTATTTAATAGATCAATCTGGTAATATATATATAAAGTCACATATGTAAATAATATAATATTTATAGTTTGTATTATATTATGCATAGTAGTACCACATATTAGATCACCTATTATGGGTATCGGTACGGTGAAATCTTTAAAATCCCATTTTACTTTACTATCAATTCTTTCAATTATCATTAAAGATATAATTAATACTGAAAAAATATAGGTCACATATGTCCCTGATGTTAAATTTAAACCATTTTCCCCATCTATATTTAGATAATCAGATATAGTACTAATATCGCTTCGTTGCAAAGATAATGAAACACCTTTTGAGGCTTTAATATGGGATCCTGGCCCAGCCCTAAAATTTGTTGATATGAGGTAATAACATACAATTAAGGTAACTAATAATGTTTGTGATAAACTATAATAAAGAGTATGATCACTACCTTCTCCACCTGGACCTAATTTCTCAATAAAGAATAATACACCAAATAACGCAATAACCTTTATTAAAAACATAAATATATCTGGAAAAGCACCTGCTATATTAAATATCCCATTTCTATACCAAGCAGTAGTATCTATTTCATCATTATTTTTTGTATAAATATTCCATATATTCATACCAAGCAATATAGGGAATATAATTGCCGATATTATAGTTATTATGTATATTAAATCCATTATATATATATATATAATATTAAAATTGGATTATTTCTTTACATAATTCACAAACTATATTATAATTTTATAATATTATTTTATTTTATATATATAATGGATTATGTATCTAAAGCAAATAATATAATTGATAATTTAAAATTACCAAATGGATTGGATGACAATAAAGAAATATTAAAAGCAAGATTTGTAGAAGAAGTATCATATTACGAAAAAAAAAGAAACCATACTCAAAAATTTTATAATACTTTTAGATTTATAGTAACAACCGGTAGCATTTTATTACCTGCTATATTATCAATGGGACAAATGGATCCTTCAAAATTACCCAAAAATTTTGATCAAATTACATATTGGTCTTCATGGTCCATATCATTAATGGTAACTATTTCAAATGGATTTTTACAATTGTTTTCATTAGATAAGAATTATTTTAATTATTCACTAGTTGTTGAACAACTAAAAACAGAAGGCTGGCAATATTTTGGTTTATCAGGTAAATATGAAGAATATGATACGCATTCAAAAGAAGCTTACAAAGAATTTTGTAAAGCAGTTGAAAATATTAAACGAAAACAAGTTGAACAAGAATTTCAAGGTAAAGGTAATAATACAAAGAAAAAAAAAACAGACGAACCATTCAATTTCGACGGACAAATGAAATCATTTATAGAACGATCATCAACTAATGAAACATATAAACCATTAATTAATGCTACGAATAATATAACTAATGTGCCTAAATTATCAGTAGAACATTTAAATGATCCTGACACATTATTAGATAATATTACTGATAATTTAAAAGAAGTTTTAGATACTACTACCGAGAATATTACTGTAAATTTAAAAGAAGTTTTAGACACCACAAATAATACTACTGAAAAATTGAATAATGACGCCACAAATTTAACAACAACTATATTTGATGATATAGAAAATGTTAATAATCAAACTAATCCGTGATAGTTTGTCTTGTTATTCTTTTATTATTATTAATAAGTTCCGAATATTTTTTTTTAGAGATTATTTCACATCGTGATTTGGGATATAATAAATTATAATGATAAGTATCTTCATCATCATTATTAATCATATTGTGATATAAATATATATTATCTTTATTTGACTTATTATAAATATTACCCATACCAATTGTATAATATTTATTATCATATTCAGTAAATACGCTAATATTCTTTTTTAATATATTTGATAAAGCATAAATTTCTATTTGTCCGGCATATCTATAATCACGCATTTCAAATAAATATTCATCTAGATCATTTATATCATCAAAATCACATATAATATTTTCAATATCTTGTTTTATAGTTAAACCGGTTGGTAATATGTGATCTAAATTATTTTCCAACCAATTTATTGATAATTGTCTTAATTTATCAGATTCATCTTCATATAATTTAGTTTTACTCATCTTATATGAATAATTATTATCTGTTAAAAATTTAACATTTTTATTTAAATGAAGTTGTTGTATCATACAATTAAATAAACAATTTCCATCTCCATCAACTTTTACTAATGATATATCTTTTTTATATAAAATATTTTTCATATTAATATAATACAAAAAAAATCTTTATATAATTAAAATTTATTATACTTCTTTATAATGATTTGGCAAACATGGTAGATTTTCACAATTTTTGCATAAACATTCACCATTTTCTTTTATATTTATTTTAAAATATGGATTAACACAACCCATACAATAACTTAATGATTGTTTTTTACCTTCAAATACAATTGAACAATTTTCTCCAACGCAAGCACCCGCAAAATTACAACAATAGAAATTATTACAATTACTACAATGATGTAATTCTTTTCTTTCTTTCAGAGCAATTTTTTCCTGACATCCACCGCATTGAATAATTTCATCCAAGAATTTACCTGTAAATCTTTCATTTTTTATTCTTTCTTTGAAAATATCTTCCTTATTCTTTTTTAATTGTTCTTGTTTTGATAGTGTCATGGGATATATACTTTTCCTCCTTTTTTTTGGAGGGTCTTTAAATGGTGGTCTTGGTTCAAATACTTCATCTAAGAAATGTACTTTTGTTTGACGATTTCCGCCACAACATGACATAATAAGTTTATATGTTTATTTAAATATAATTGTTAATATTTAAATTCAAATTTATTTAAGAATAAAATCATAATATATATTGTAATAATTAATAATCATGCCTAATACCAAAGGAGGTAAAAAACATAAAAGAAATAAAAATCAGCAACAAGAATCTAAAAATTTACGATTAAAAGAACCGGGACAAGAATACGCACAAATTAAAAAATGCAAAGGAAATTGCAGATTTGATGTTATATGTTTTGATGGTAAAGAAAGAATGGCTATAATGTGTGGAAAAATGAGAAAAAGAAGATTCGTTAATGTGAATGATATAGTTTTAGTATCTTTAAGAGAATGGCAAGATAGCATATGCGATATCATAGAAAATTATGATGAAAATTTAACAAGAAAATTAAAAGATAAAGGTTTAGTACCAAAAACTATAAATATTGATGTAGATACTCAATATTCATCAGATGATGATGATAATATGGGGATTGTATTTAGTACAAATATTCCTGATTCTTCATCAGATGATGAGGAAACATTAGAAAAAGAAAAGAAAAAAGTTGATTCAGACGAAAATACTTCTGAGGATGATATCGATGTTGATGATATTTAAGGCGAAGGAGTAGGCGAAGGACCTGGCGACTGCGTCCCGCCGGGGTAACTCCGGGGGCGCCGTCAGCGTTAATCCCGGGTCCCCTTCAACAACATTCTTACACCACATACATTCACAGGCATATTTGCTATTACTATACTAAATTTAGAATCCAATTATCAGTAACCAATTCATTTATAATATATACGATTTTAATTAAAATCTAATTTAATTTTATGATTATTTAGATTTAATCCGCGAGAATGATTTTTGGATAATTCTTGTCGTTTTTTCCGTGAGTGATCATTTTTGTCTTTTTTATTTTTTTTATAACAAGTATTCATATCGTTTTCAATATCTTCATAGTTTTCTAATATATATTCCAATATCATATTATCTATTCCCCATTTAAAGAAATTTAATTGACCAAGTGTCGTTTCAATATCAATATTATTACAATTAAATACAATTCTATCTCTACGACAAAAGGGATCAAACTTTTTTTTAGAATATGATTTTAATTGTGATTTATAAGCATGGAATATATTAATTTGTTTATGCAACGTGTTACTTTTCTCGTCATCAAATGTTAATTTACCAGAAGGTGATTTATAAACTTCATAATAAGTATTATATTTTTTTGAGTAATTCGTTACGAACCAATCGATTATTCTTAATGATATCTTCTTATCACCATTTACATAAGCGTTGAATGTTTCTATATTACATTCACCACTACTACATTCACCACTATAATATTTATATAAAGAGTCATAAAGTACATTGTTCATATTATTTTAATTATATAATCTCTTTAAATATTTTAGAATTTAACGTATAAATTTGAAATAACATTTTATAAAAATTATAATAAAATGAATAAAACTTTCATTCAAAATTGTCAAGAAACATCTATAAAACAACAACAACAAAAAGACTTGCAAAGACAAAGACAAATACAAAACTGGCAACGAACATATGATGATAAGATATATGAATTGACTGCTATTTATTATGAGGATTTAAAAAATGCAATAGAAAATAAATCTAACAAAGGTGAAAGCGAACTTTATTATAATTTAAGTTGGGAACATTTTAAGTTCAATCTTCCTAATACGGGGAAACCATCTAAAATGTGTCGCGTATGGCTGAATCACATGTGTAATCCCGAATCAATGTATTTATGTGAAGGTGTTCAAAATGGGAAAATCATCTATCGAGATCACTTTAAAGGATTACGCTTTGATGTATGGAATAATGCTTCTTTCACTGTACATTTCACTTGGTAATCATATTATATAAATAATATGTGATTTTACAGTGAAGATTTTATAACGTAGCCGATAAATATCAATTATACTATAATATTATCTTAAATAAATTTGAAATATATTTTTTTTAATAATTATAATACCATGGATTACTTTGCATTATTATCTATGGAATGTTGTGAAAATATATTTAATAATTGTGATAAAGACAGTTTACTATTAATAGCTACTGTTTGTAAAGATTTTAAAGAAGTTTTAAGTAAAGAAGATGAAAAATTAATTTTATCAACTGAGTATATTACAAGCAGTTTAAGTTTATGTTTATATGCTCACGGATATTTTAAACATGATTTTAATTGTATTAATAATATTGATCCTAAATTTAGTTGTTACGGATACAGGCAATGCAGTACGGCTGCTAAGATAGGCTGTCACTTGTGTCTTGCGTATTCTCATAATATGGGTTGTTCTTGGGATACAAATACTAGTGCGCTTTCATCCGAAAATAATAACATAAAATGTCTTAAATATTGTATGAAATACGGTTGTGAAATCAATGAAAAGACTAGTTATTGGGCTTCTTGTAATGGTAATTTAGATATCTTAATATTTTGTCATGATAACGGCGTAAGATGGGACTCAAATACGTGTATGTTATTATCTGGACGTGGTCATTTAAAATGTCTTAAATATGTTAGGAGTCATGGTTGTCCTTGGAGGAAACATAGATGCATTGAATTAGCTATGCAAAACCAACACCACGATATCGTTGATTGGATTAATGAAAATTAAATAAACCTATTTCTCAATAAAATAAATTCCTTGTAAATAAGCATCTGCTAAATCATCTTTTTTTTTAGATTGAGTGAATAAATCTATAAAAATTTTATCTTCATTTAAAATCATTAATTTAGTATATTCAACCGAAAGATATTTGTTTTTTTTATATTTATCTGTAAATTTACATTCAATTTCTGGTCCTTTATAAACTTTTAATTTATTACGGGCATTTATCATATGGACTTCTGACACGGGCTTATCTTTTGTAGCACCTTCAATCATAAAATATGAATATAAAATCATCTGGACTGTTTTCATAGTTGGATTTTTTAACGCGGGCTGGTTTTCTATGCAAATAATTTCATGATTTAAAAAATCTTCTTTAAGATTCAATTCATTAATCATAATTTTACTTAAATTAAATATATCTCTATCATTATTCATTTTTTTCTTTTTCTTGTATTTTTTAGTGTGAGTAGTACAAGCATGTTTAGTTTCTCCATTATCACACGTAACTATAAATGTTGAAGATTTTTGACATGGTTTTTGTAATCCACAAGAACAAATAGGATTCTTATCTAAATTTATGATTCCCCAATCTAATATTTCTTTTTTATCATTTAATGAACAATAAGCGAGATTTTTAATCCCAACATCGAAAGATAAATATTTCATAATATATATTAAAAGAATATGTTTAAATAATTAAGTTAAAATAAAGAGAATCCTTCTGGGGCGTGTGGATTCGCGAATTGTGGGAATTGAGGCGGCTGTTGTGGTTGTTGTGGTTGTTGTGGTTTAATTCCCATGGCATTAGTATATGAGGTACTCTTACTTAATTCATTTTTTAATATAGCATTAATATCTACATTATTACTATTTAGATTAGTAACAGGTATTTCTCCTATTTTAGTATTAGTATCAGATTTCGCTAACTGAGCTTGACTAATTAAATCCGCTAAATCTGTATCAGTATCGGCAACAGTAGGCGCTTCTTTAATAAAATCTGTTAGTTTATTAAAAACTAATAAACTTTTAAATACTAAATATACAATTGGGATTAATATAAATATCCATATAAATGTATTATTTTCGTTATTATTTAATATATAAATTGATAAACCTATTAATATCATAAATCCAACTTCTAAAAACATATTTTTATCAAGTAAATTCATAGATTTTTGTTTAATATTTTGTTCTCTTGACAATATTACTCTTGTATGATAAATATATCCAATTACAACCAATGTAATTACAAAATATAAAAAAGTAGGAGTCATAATTGATTCAAACGTTAACTGAGATCCACCTAATTGATCCATATATATATATATATATATATAATATATTTTATTTATTTTTAAAATATTAATTATTTATTTAAACGAATATCTATAATAATAAATAAATAATGGGTATACCATCATATTTTAAAAATATCATAAATGATTATAAAAATATATTAATTCAACAAGATTTATTTAATAAAAAAGTAAATAACCTTTTTTTTGATTTAAATTGTTTGATACACCCGTGTTGTCAAGGAATTATTGATGAACAAGAAATGTTTCATAATATCTATATAAATATGATTAAAATTATAGATATTTGTAATCCACATGATTTAATTTATATAGCAATTGATGGTGTTTGTCCGCGATCTAAAATTGAACAACAAAAATATAGACGATTTAGATCAGCTAATGAAAATAAAATTTGGGATACGAATGCTATTTCACCTGGTACTAATTTTATGAACGAATTAAATATATTTCTTTTAGATAAATTTAAACAATTTCCTGTTAAAATTATATTTTCAGATTCATCTGAACATGGCGAAGGTGAACACAAAATTATGCAATATCTCAAGAAATATAATAATAATGATATTAACATTGTTCACGGATTAGATGCCGATTTAATTATGTTATCTTTAATCAAAAATAATCATATTTATTTACTTAGAGAAAGAACTGAATATAATATTGAAGGATTAAAATCAGAATATGTTTATTTAGATATAGAGTTTTTAAAATGGTACTTAGTACAAGATATTAAAAAAGATTTCGTTAAATTACCAAATCAAAATATAATAAATGATTATATATTTTTATGTTTCTTTATAGGAAATGATTTTATTCATAATTCACCTTGCGTGAATATAAGATATGGAGGATTAGATAATTTATTAGAAATTTATAATCAATTACAAGAAGAACACGCAGGTATATTTTATTTAATTCATAATAATAAATTAGATGGAAATAACTTTAAAAAATTTATAAATATTTTAACATTAAAAGAAGATAAATTATTAGAAAAAATATTATTCATTCGAAATAAACAACATAATAAGTTTAAAAATCAATTTCATGATATATATCATTCATATTTTAATAATGAATGTTTAGATAAATATAATTCATATGATAAAGAATATGAAAGAGATTTTATGAATCATATTCCCATAATAGATCGCATAGATGAATTAAAAATATTTAATAAATTAGATAATAATTGGCAAAGAAGATATTATATGTTTCAAATATATCATCATCATAATTATAATCCAAGTTATGATGATATATTAGAAATTCAGATAAATGATATATGTAAGAATTATTTAGAAGCATTTATATGGACGGCTAATTATTATTTTGATGATTGTTTATCATGGAAATGGTATTATAAATATCATTTTGCGCCTTGTTTTAAAAATCTTAATAATTATTTACAAGATATTAATGATTTTAATATAATAAAAGAAGATAAATTGCCTCTAACAAGTGATGAACAATTACGTTTAATTTTACCAGAGAAATCATTTAATTTATTACCTAAAAATGTTAATAAAATGCCAGAATATTATTATCCAGAATCATTTAAAACGAATTATATAATGAAACGATATAATTGGGAAGGACATCCTATTTTACCAGAGATTATTATCTAATATATATTATATTAAATGGGAGCTCAACAATCTATTACCAAACCGGCACCACCTACGAGTGAATCGGGTAATAAGGAGCCCGGGACGTTAAATTCTCCCACATCTCCAGTGACTAATATTGAAGAAGTGACAACCCTATTAGCAGAACAAAACAGCGCTTCGATCAAAAAAGAAGTATTTAAAGAATCAATTGATAATGCCCAAAAAAAACTAGATGATTTAGATAAAAAATTAGTTATAATTTTTAAAAATCCTGCTATCCGCGCGATTTTTGCAAAAGCACTCTCTGATATGCCGAAGCATAAACTTTTGATACTTTTAGAAGGATTTGCTGATAATGATCAAGATAAAATACTGGAGTCAGATGATAATCCTGATGAAGCTAAAATTAATACATTCCTGGGGAGCCTACACAATGCTGATATTAATAAATTAGCGTCGTTTGTTGCTAATTTTTGGGAAAATACTTCTCCTGAATTAAAAGATACAGTAACAAAATTGGTAGATGAACAGGGAAATCTGGATCCTGGTACGGCCATGAGTATTGCGAAACACGCGCACAAGGTGGTGACGGCAGCCACGAAGGGGGAAAGGTTACCAACATCACCAGCAGGAACAGGCGCAGCAGGAACAGGCGCAGCAGGAACAGGCGCAGCAGGAACAGGCGCAGGAACAGGCGCAGCAGTAAAAACTGTGAAAAATACCAATCAAGCCGGCGGCGCCAAAAGAAAATGTAAAAAATGTAAAAAATGCATAAAATCAACTCGTAGTAAATCTAATCGTAGAAAATGTAATAAATATAAAAAATGTCGAAAATCTATTCGTAGAAAATCTATTCGTAGAAAAACCCGCAGAAAATCTAATCGTAGAAATTTAAATAAATTAAAATAATTATTATCTAATATATATTATATAATGGAAACTGGTCAAGTTACTATAATGGCACCAACGGTTAGAACATATAAAGCGAATAGAATTGTAGTACAAGATGAAAGATATATAGGTCCTATTGATAATTTAGCAATATGGTATTATATGAATATAAATGCGGATGCCCAAAATTTAGATTATTTTTATTCATGGAAACTGGCATCAAACTATACCTAATCCACCTCATATTACAGTTGAATATGATAATAATGGTGTAAGAAGTCAAAAATTTCATATGAGTGTGTATCCTAATGGGCATTTTTTTTCAACAACTGTTACCTAGACATGGACCTATAAGATCTGTACAAAAATCAACAAAATCAAAAAACACCACAAATCACCTAAATTAACTAAAAAACTATCTAAGAAAAGAAATCATATGAAACCCAAAAAAGGAACAAAATAATCTTGTGAACATTTTGCTAATTATCTGCCATATAATAAATATAAAAATGATAAAATAAATGATAAACTTGATATAACATATAATGGAAAAATGTAAGAAATAATTTATATATATATTATTATGAGTGAATCAGAAGTAAATAATTGTCAGCAATCAGGTACCATGAGTTTAAATGCTAGTTGTGTCCCAGATTTAATAAAGCAAATTAAAGAGAAAAAAAGAAGATTAGATTTATATAGAAAAATATTAGAGTTGAAATATAATAGATATAAAAATTGTCATAATTTTTGGAGTATTAGTACTATATTATTATCAGCCGTATTAACATTAGTTGAATCATCAAAATTAATATTTTTAAATAATGAAAATAAAGACGTAGTTTTACACGATTTTTTTGATTTATCGCCAATATTTATTAGTACTGTTATAACTTGTTCAACTAGTATATTAAAATTTAAAAAATATCAAGATAAAATGGAATTATTAAATAATATTATAGAAAAATGTATAAGTATGATTGCAAAATTAAAAAATAAAAAAGAATTATTATTATTACAAAATAATTGTTTTAATAAAGAATTATTAGAAAGTTTAATAACATCTTATAATGAAGGCATATTACCAGAATATTGTATAATATATCAAGAATCACAAAAATATATAAAAAATACAGATTATGATAAATATTCTAGATTATTAAATTATTCTGAATTATATAAATATGTGGTTGAGAAAGAAAGGTTATTATTTTATGATAAATATAAACCAACAATTGATGTCAATACAATAGTAAAAAAATCTAATAAATGTGTCAGTAATAAATTATGTTGTTGTTAAATTATGTTGTTAAATTATAATGACGGGAAATCTAATTTACTATTAATATTAAATACTGGATCTTCTTCTTTTAATGATTGACCATTAGGTGGTACGTATTTGGAAGCTGTTCCGTTTTTAACAGTAGATTTCTTTACGAAAGGAACAACATCATTTTCTTCTTCAAATGTAATAGGAATAGTTCTTTCATCAATACCAAATCTGTTAAATTGGTAATTATCGAGAGTCCTTGGTTGTAACCCTTTATCAAAATTAAATTTACCCATAACTCTAATGGGTCGTTCTACATTAGAAATAATATCAATATATTTACAATTTAAATGATAGTGCGCAATAATTTTTTTCTTTAAATCTAGGAGAGTTTCTGTGGCATTGCATTCAAATGTTTCATCAACATGGTCGGTCTCTTTAACAATAAAAGTAATCATATTTTTTATATTATTAATAATGTTTTATTTTTAAATCAAATTTTTTTATATAACTATAAAATATAATGAAGAATTGTGATATACCATATGAAAAGGTTAAACAATGTAATAATAATTCACATGTATTAATAAATGCTTTGCCTGAAAAATCATATATTAATGGCCATATCCCCGGAAGTATATCTTTACCATTAGAAAATTTTACGGGCACTTTGAATGATTCTCAAATTAATAATATTGAAACAACACTCCGTGATAACACTACTGAAAAAATATTATCACAATTACGTAAAAAAGAAACAAATAAAATTTATGATATACCAATTATTATTTATTGTGCGAACACATCATGTCAAATATCTAATAAATTAGCAGGTATTTTATTGAAATTAGGATTTTTAGATGTATCTAATTATCCTGGCGGTATTAAAGAATGGTCATTAAAAGGGGGCCCGATAGAAAAAGGTAGATGTAATAAAAATATAATGGTTGGTGGCGATATTAAAGAAATAATACAACAAACTAATACTGATAATTGGTTATATGATAAAGATAATACTGATGAAGATAAACAATCTAAAAAAGGATCAAAAGAAAAACAAAATAAAGATGAATCTAAACCAAAACCATCAAAAGAATTTAACTTAAAATCAGATATTGAAAAATTAGTATATAAAAATGATATTTATGATCATAATATTGAAACTGATGAAGTTTTCAATGAAGATAATAATTTAGTCGGTAAATTTACCGGAAAAACTATAAAATTCTACAAAAAAGGACCTGTTAAAAAAATTGTAGATGAAGAAACATCTAGTGATGAAGAAGATACATCTAGTGATGAAGATACATCTAGTGATGATGAAGATAATGAAGGTAATAATGTAACATACAGAAAACATAAATTAAAAGTAAGATGCATGAGTGATGTAACACCAAAAGTATATAATGAAAAATTTAGAGGATGGGGACTAACTTTTTGGGGTTGAATTATTGTTCCGAAGTATGTTTTTTTTTAATAAATAATTTAATAACATTAATAACATCTAAAATTTCATCATCTGATAAATATTTTCTTATAACTATATTACAATCAGATGGTCCTTCAAATATTTTATTTGTATTTTCATATTTAGATTTATTATGAGTATTCATCCAAATTTTAAAATCAGCATCAAATAAATCACGTATTCTATTAGTTGGTGCTACAAAATCACATACCACTATTCTACCATGTTTTGATTCAAAATCAGCAAATGTTTTCATTCTTTCAGATTGTCTCATCCTCCCTTTATCACTAAAATCCCAATCATTAACCATTTCTCTAACTTTATCAGCATTAAACCAACAGATATTATCTATATGTTTAATAATTCTTTCAGTTAAATATGTTTTCCCTGTATCAGGTAATCCACAAACTAATATTTTCATGTTTATATATAAATATATATATAAATATAAATATATATATATAAATATATAAACATGAAAATATTAGTATATGGTCACAAAGGTTGGATAGGATCAATGTTTATAGAGATTCTTAATAAAAAGCATATAGAATATATTACTACTGATACAAGATGTGATAATGAAAATGATTTAATAAAAGATTTAGATTATTTTAAACCTACACATGTTATATCGTTTATAGGTAGAACACATGGTGAAATAGATGGCAAAACATACTCAACTATTGATTATTTAGAAGAACCTGGTAAACTAAAAGAAAACATTAATGATAATTTATTTTCACCATTACAATTAGCATTATTATGTAATGAAAGAAATATCCATTATACATATTTAGGAACTGGATGTATTTTTTCATATAGAGATGGAATAATATCTGATAAAAATGGTTTTATGGAAACAGATTTACCTAATTTTTTTGGATCTCAATATTCTACAGTAAAAGGTTTCACAGATAGATTAATGAAACTTATTCCTAATACATTAAATTTAAGAATAAGGATGCCAATAGTTAATTATGATAATCCTCGTAATTTTATAACAAAAATAACTAAATATGAAAAAATATGTTCAGTACCCAATTCAATGACAGTTTTAACAGAATTATTACCATATATAATAGATTTAATGAATATTAATCATACCGGGACATTAAATTTTACAAATCCAGGAAGTATATCACATAATGAAATATTAGAAATGTATAAAGAATATGTAGATCCTGATTTTACATGGAAAAACTTTACAATAGAAGAACAAAATAAGATATTAAAATCAGAAAGATCTAATAATTTATTAGATACAACATGTTTAGAACGATTATTTCCTGAAATAAAAAATATTAAAGATAGTGTCAAGGATATTATGGTTAATTATTCATAATTATTTATATTATATGTATAATATCTTTCAAATAAATCTTTTGTAATAAAATTATATTCAACTAATTTTTGTAGAGCTTTATAATCAGTATCTTTATAAAAATTTAAAATATTTTTTATTGCTAATGGTGATAAAAAATTATCATTATTATGTGTATTTTTTCTCATATGTTTTGTATTATCTATATTTATATTTAATAAGTTACCTAATCTTGTAATATCATAAGTCATATTTTCAACAGTTCCTACAAATATTATTTTATTATGATTTTTTTCTATAAATTCTCCATTATATAAATACCATCCAATTCCTTTAAAAATATGCTCTTCTTCTGAATTCATTAATTCTAGTGCTAATTGTTTTTTTTCTATATTCTCACTTGTAATTGATTCGGCTAATTCATTTGCTGTTTTAAAGTAGTTAACTAAATAATCATATCTTTTTGTGAAAGTATGATCATGTTTCATTTTGTATTTAATTCTTGCGGGGGTTATACAATTATCTAATGTAAGATTATTTATATCGAGATTACTTGTGTCAGTATGAATTAAATTGTAACTCATATTAAAAGCAGATACAAACCTTTCTAATGGATTTCTTATCCAGATGATATAATTTTCATTATTTTTATAATTTCTTTTTAAGTGATATTGTTCTAAATTATTTTGTTTAACTATACTTGTTCCGGCACATTTACCTATATGTATAAATTTTAAATTTAAACACCTAATCTTTTTATCAGTATTAATTATATAATTTTTATTTACTAAATTAAAATCTATTAATTTTTGAATACATTTATAGTCTTTTTCTAAATATCTTTTCAAGTTTATGAATCCAGTATTGGATAATTGTTTATCTCCAAAAGATGAATTATTATTAAGTTTAAGTTTTACTTCTATATTGAAAAAACTTTTTAATTCATCATTTAATGTTTCATTCATTATTACTTTTACAATTTTATCTTTTGGACATTTTTGTAATAATTTACCAATATAATAATTAATTCCCATACCTAAATGCGATGGATGAGATTTATATACCTTATTTATATCCTTATCTAACTCTTCATTTAATTTATTATCAATATATAAATGTTCGGCAAGATTATTCACATTTTTATACTTTTCATAAATTTTAAGTTCATAATCATTTTCTTGAATTTTTGTTTTTAATGAATAATACCTCCAATTAAATGCAGAAATAAATCTGCTTATAGGATTTCTTATAGAAATTAAGTAAAATTTATTTTGATTATATTCAATTTCACAACAATGTTTATTTACATAATTAATATAATTATCATTTAAACATTTTATTATTGTAGACCCCCCTGTTTTACCTATATGTACAAATGTAAACATTGGAGTATTAAGTAAATAACTTAAATTACACTCTTCATTATATTTTTTCATATTATATTTATAACATAATTTATATAATGGTGTTTTTATCTCATTAATATGATTCTTTACCTTATCTGATAATTTATTTAGTAGTCCTTGTCCCTGTATATAATGTGGTCCATCAGCTGATATTTTAGGTGTCGAATCCCATAATTCTTTAAATTTATTGTCTGAATTATACAAATCACCAAATAAATAATGAAACCAAAAATAATTATGCATTTTGTTATGATTTTTCCAATATAAAATTGTTTTTTCTTTCCATTTTTGTATAATGTAATTATTTTCTTCACTATATAAAAACCAACTTGATAATAATCTATCTATTCCTGGTTTATCAAAACCAAAAAATCCAGTTAATGTATTTTTATTTAACCAAATATCTAATGATTGATTACAAAATGTAGTTGCATCGCACCAACAACCACCATGTTTTGCAAGTAAAAAGATTCTTATAATATCAGAATAAGATGTTTTTGTTATATTTTTCTTTTGAATATCAGGTATTTCTTCCTCTATATTAATATATTCACTTAAATTGTCATCATCAATCTCAATTATTTTCCATGTTGGATTTTTTAATTTCCATGATATTAAACATTTTTTAACAATATCTGGTGAATTTATAAATTTTTGAGCCCAATATATAAATATAATTTTATTCATTTATTTTATAATATAATATTATTTTAAATCATAATATTATTTTAAATCATAATTAAATAATTCAAAATCTTTTTTATATATTTTATTTATTAAATCAATAGAATCTTTATTTAAATATTTTGAATAATCTTTATTAGCATTATCTTGTTTTATATTTATATCAAAACCTATAAATTTATTTATATCTTCATTCATTTCATTTAAATTTTCACACTTAAATATTTTTATACCCGGTATTAAATTACGATGATTATCTGTTATATATTTATATTGAGGTTGATTATGATTATCTAAATCATATCTATTTAAATAATCATTTACTATTTTATCATATACTTGTTCAGGTGTATAATCTTTTTTTATTAGATTATACCAAAATAAATCACTTATAATTCTATTATATGGATTTCTAACAACAGAAAAAATTTTAATGTTATTAAAGTTTATATCTAATTTATCTCTATTATTATAAATAGTAGTATAAAACTGATGTTGTAAACTTATATTATTATATGGATATTTTAGTAAATTATTAGTTTTGCCTGAATATAATGTTTGTTTATGTTTTTGTATTATGCAATTTTCTATATTTGTTCCACCTGTTTTAGGTATGTGTATAAATAATAGGTCTTTTTCTTTATAATAAGGCATCTATTAAGTTTATTATATAAAAAAAAAATAATATTAACTTATTATGATTAATAATCCAGATAATATTCTTTTTATAACAGGTGGATGTGGATTTATAGGATCTAATTTTATTAATTATATTATGAAACAATATGATAAAATTAAATTAATTAATTTTGATGCAATGTATTATTGTGCCGATGAAAATAATATTAATGAAGATATTAGAAGTTCTGATAGATATACATTAATAAAAGGAAATTTACAAAATAAAGGATTATTAGATTATATATTTCAAAATAATAAAATAACGCATGTAATTCATTTCGCAGCACAATCTCATGTAGATAATAGTTTTTCAACACCTCTTCAATACACGAATGATAATATATTAGGAACTCATAATTTATTGGAGAGTTGTAGAGAATA